ATTTGTTTTTTAACTGAATAATCTTTTACTTTTTTCCAAACTTTAAAATTAGTTTTTCCTTCACATTGCACTATTACATTATGACTTAGATCAAAATGCACACCAAAAGGATGTTCTATTTTTGGATCACGACAAACATAAATATGTGTATCAGTATGACAATAATATTGATCTTCTAAATTACTGGCAAATTGATTTATTTGTTTAGTTGCTCTTGACATATCTACAAAATAAACAACCATTTCATCTAATAACGATCTTAAAAGAGAAGGAGGATAAGTATTTTTATCTTTCATCCAACCATGTGCATACCATTGAAAATTTCTTTTTTGAGGATCAAGTAGATGTACTCTTTTTTCAGTCATTAAAGGTCTTATATTTATAAGATGTGCAAGTTCCTCCCAAGAAAATAAATTAAAACAATAACCTTTTATATAATTAACTGAATATTTAAAATCTTTTAAATTACTAACCATACATATCTAAATCACCATTACCATTAATATCATAATTAGCCCCATCAAACTGCATAGCACTTGGAACTATCCATTTATTATCACTTTCATCACCAATTCCTGTACCAGCACTATTATAAGTCATTCCTATATTAACTCTAGTATCATCACCAATATCTATAGCAGTTTCGCCTGTTGATGGCGACCAAGTTTCAGTATTACCATCCCATAATATTATGTTAACAACAACATTTGAGGAGTTAACTATAGCGTATGTTTTTACCATAATTATTGTATATACTCCATTATATAAACAAAACCAGCAGTGCCAGATTGACCAGCTTGATCCGAAGGAGTTTCATTTCCAGTAGCACCTATACCATAAGTATGGTCATTATTGCCTGATCGACCACCTTTTCCGGGTTCTGAAGAACTGTTTTCACCTCCAGACCCAGACCTAGCCTGACCATTTTCACCGGGAAAATTAATACCGCCTTGGGCACTACCGCCAGACCCAGTTCCTGTACTAGCAGGGCAACCACCACCACCATGACCAACTACTTGTCCAGAACCTGTATAACTACCAGACGGCTGAAAAGCTGAATTTCCACCAGCACCGCCAGCACGAAATCCCTCTTCTGAAATACCGCCAGCACCACCACCTCCAACTAATACACTACCAGTAAATGATCCTGTTACATTATAATGCCCAACAACATATCCACCCCCACCAGCACCTCCGAAACCTCTTTGATCGCCACTTTCATCTCCCGACAATTCGCTACCAGAAGCTCCACCTCCTCCACCTCCGATGACATAAACTGTAATATATTTTGTTCCTGATGTTGGAGTATAAGTGGTGCTGCTATTAAATGATTGTATGTTATGAGAACTTGTACCGCCAGTTGCTGTTGTTAAAGTTGTACCATCTCCAAAATTTATAGTCATAATCGTTTTCTTTTATTGTAGCTTAAACAGGAATCAAAGCTATTTTAAATTTCTTACCAGATCTGTTATTAATCATAAATATATTATTTTTACCTTCCTGTAAAGTCCAATCACCCCAAGAACCATCAACATCATTATTTTTCCCTTCATTAGAAAAGTGCATATCATTTACATATAAATTTTCCCATCTTGCAGAAGAAGAACCTAAATCACGAGTACCACTTGGAAGTATATTACCCCCAACAGTTACCCCAGCGGAAGCATTAAAGTTTGCAATTTCTACATTATCAGACCAAATTTCTAGTTGACCATCACCATCTTGAGCAATACCTGTATCACTGTCACCGATTGCCAGAAAAACAGCTTTAGTTGCAGGGGTTCCACCAGGAGTAGTATTAAAACCAAAATCAGTACCAGTAAAAGATGTAAGGCTTGAAGCCGTAACACCACTTGCTAGTGTATTACCAGTTAAATTAGCAGCACCTACAGTCGGTGCTCCAAAACTAAGCGTTCCAGAGCCATTTGTAAGTAATGCCTGTCCACTGCTGCCATCAGCAGTAGGTAGTGTAAGAGTCAAGTTGCTAGTAATATTATTAGCAGCTTTAAAACCTAAATAATTACTATTGTTAGCATCTTTCCATCTTAATTCTTTGCTAGAGTTTATATTTATTCCTGTACCATCTGCATAAAACACCTGAGTTCCATCTGAAGTAAAACTTACTCTATGAGAAGAACCTTTAAAAATACCAGTATTTGTCTGACCAAAATTTATTGAAGGAGCAGTAGCAGAACCAACTGGCAACTGTAAAACTCCTGTCATTGTTCCACCAGTTGTAGCCAGTAATCCTAAATTTGGGGTATCTACTGGACCAATAGTTGTAAAATCATTATTTGATGAATTTCTAATCTTTAATTTATTACCATCACCAGTATCAACAAAAGGCATAAAAGCTTCTGTATTTGATGGATCGCTACCACCACTGTTTAATGTTTTTATAGCATCAAATACTGCATTTAAATCAGATCTAACAGAAGCACCTGAAGCATTTGCTATGTTGTAATCTGTTACCTGACTCATGTTAATAGCTGTTTTTTATATATTACACCCCTTTACCGTAACCGACAGCTTGAAAGGTGAAGTTTCTATCTACAAAACTGGAACCATTTTTTATATTTACAGTGAATCCAGTTCCCGAAACATTTGTAATAGTAAAGAAATCGCCTGATTGAGCATTTTCAATAGTGATTCCTACGGTTGGCAAAAAGGCATTTGCACCTCCTAAAGATGACGTTCCAACAAAGAACGGTGTCCCAAAAGTAACTGTTTTTGCAGAAGTGCCAGAACTTTGTGGTGCGGTAGATGTTCCACTGCCTGTCTGATAGTTCTGTTCTGTTCTTGATTGAAATTGTGCAATAAATCCTGCTTGTTGAACATTTATATTTTGTGCAGTATTAGTAGTTGTAAGTATTAACTTGAATTTAAATCTACGACCTTTAAATGTACCATTTGCAAAATTATTAAAAGCACCAAAACTACCTGATGCTGTCTGTGATGCTGCGACCTGTATCTGACAACTGGCTTCGTCTGCTGCTGCACCATCAAAATTATTATCAGTTGCATAATCATCCCATTCTATTCCAGGCAGTCCGGGTATTAGTGTTTCAATATCCGTACCAATGTTGAAACCTACAACTTGTAATTTTCTTTTTAACTCAAGAGAAAACACAGCTCCAAGGTCAACGATAGAAGCAAACTCATACTCACCTGTTGCATTATTAGCTGGATTTGTAAGCTGCAACGCTTCAGCAGTACTATTGAAAGTTGTATTGGTCGTTGTTCCACTGAAAGGTGTACTTAATAAATCTTCCCTTTGAGTAAGAATTGTCTGTGTATCTATTAAATCTGGAAGATCAACAATTATACTTGTTTCAGATGTACTGAAATTACCGTTATCATCTTCATATTTGAGAATATATTCACCCTCTAAAAAAGGAACTATTGCATCTGTTGAATTACCACTTAAGGCAGTAATTAAATCTACAGAATTTTGAAATGTACCAGAACCATCAGTCAAATTGCTATGTCTTACATAAACACGACCACCATGTATAACATCAGCATCAGTTGATCTATTCCATCTTAATCTTACTAACTTATTAGTTACGGGTTCTATTGATAAATTTTGAACAGGAGCAGGAGGAGTTGTTTTACCAACAGCATTAAATGTTAAATCTGTAGATGTGGCAGAAATTTTTAGAGCAGCATTATAAGAAAAAACCCTAAATTCATATGCACCTTTTTGTGAATTGATAATTTCAAAATCAGGTCTGAATACAATTTCACTAATCCAGTTTGTATTATTGAATCTATATTGAACTAAATATTGAGTAACTCCAGTAACAGGAACCCAAGACAATATTATTTTAGAAATAGCCAAAGCATTTATAACAACAATTCTTTCAGATGCCTGTAAATTACCAGGTGGATTTCTAGGTTGATTTAACAGGGATATATTACGATCAGGTAAGTCTGTACCTTGCTCGATGTTGGCATATTTTCCTGACAAATAAGTTAACGCTGTAATCGCATAATTTATACCATCTTGCTCTTCAACTGTTATTACTCTAAAAGTTTGATGAAATGAAGTGGATTTGTGTAACAACCATACAGTATTTACATTAGGTGTTTGTGATAGTGCTGAATCTAAATGTATAACAGAACCTACAATTCCAGAACTCGATGAAACATCTCTTGTTTCTAAAGTTCCATTGGGTAACATAACGCTACATTTGTGGTCAGTACCACTACCCATAAAATCACTTAAGTCCTGAGCATTATCAACAGTTATTTGAGTTTTAGCAGTATTTATGGATTTTAGTCTGCCTGATCTTCTGACTCCGCTTCTCACTGGGTCGTTAATTCTAATTACACTGCCAGGTCTGACAATAGCTCCTGCATCAATCGAAGTAGTAAAACTGACAACTTCAGATTCCTGTTGCTCACTGAATAATATTGCTTTACCTAATCTAAATGCCTGACCTCTTGATGTACAGGCAAATGCTTTTACATCCTTCTTTACTATTCCGAGTTTTGCTTGAGCAGCAGTATCTTCTACAACTTCATAATCTATTTCCCTGCTATCCATATTGAAATAACTAACAGAAATAACTGTATGTCTTTGCTTTAAACTGCTACCAGAATATGAAAAGCCACCTTCACCTACGTTTGCCAAACTAAATAAATAACTTGGATCTGTTGGTTTGTCTTGGGTAAGAGTTATTGAACCTGTCTGCCATATAGGAAAAGCCCTCATAACACCAGCTAACTCATTAATTAAGGTATAGGCTTCTGTTGTACCCTGTATATTTACATTGCAACTAAATCTAGCCTCCAAGCCTCCTCTACTATCATTAACTTGTTCATTTGCATATCTACTTGCTGCGACAAAACTATATAAATCAAGCGAACTGTCTGTTATATGCGTTCCAAAGCCATATCTTTCAGTTGTGAGAAGGTCAAGCAAAATTAAAGCAGGACATGAACACCATTGGGCTGAACCCATAACACCATTAAACACATAGTTTGCTGGATATATTACTCTGCCAGTTTGTGGGTCAATTGTAGGCGTCAAACCACCATTTGGTGCTGGTATTTTTACCTTCACACCGCGAATACGAAAGGCTCTTTTTGGTATAGAACTAAACTGTTCAGAATCTAGTCTTAAATTTGTATATGCACTATTTGGATAAGTTTGTTTATCATCAATAATTTCTGCGATGCTTGTAAAAGCAAACTCATCTTTTAGATTATCGGATGTACTATCTGCTGTTACCCTTACAACTCTTATATCAACAGGAAATGCACCAGTTATATTTACACGATACTCTTTTTGGTACGCATCAGCACTTCTACCTGTAATCGTGTCAGAAATAATATCATTAAAACCACCACTGTTATATTGAACCTGTATTTTTAAATCAACAGAAGATCCTAATAAATCGTTTTGATCTGTTGCCTTTTGAAGTTGAGGAAATGTAATTGTTACCTTCGCAGCATCAACATTAGTATTGGTTATCTGACGAGTTACAGGAGCAGAAGTTGTAACAGTAACACCAACACCAGTGGTTGATTCACTACTTTCAATTCCAGGAATATGAGTTTGGTTTGCTATACCTTCCTTAAACGCAAAACTTACATTTTGAAAATTAAAGTCTGCCGTTCCAGGTGATGTATTACTTGCACTAGCGTTAAGAATAGGAGTGTCGTTTAAAAATATATCTTTCAGTGCTGCGTTGTTATAAGCTGTAGTTCCTTTTGTTAGACCTGCTTTTGATGGGGTTGCAAAACCTTCGATCTCTCCTTCAGATAACAAATCCTGTATTGATGCAAACTGTCTACTGTTTAAAGTATCAGGTGCTCTTGTTGGGGATGGTGGAGTGGGAGGAGGACCACCAGAACCTCTAATAATTTTATCTGTCATGCTGTTACCTGATTAGTGTCAATACCAGCAGAAATTACAACTGATCCTGTTACTATCTCACCATAAACTATTGGATGTGAAGTACCAGCCCTTGATGTATTTTGAACACCAGAAAAATTAAATGAAATTCTTGGATCTTCTTCATTACTAAAATCTTTTGGTTCAGGTAGAGGAAATAACATTTCAGATACTCCAGTTAATAGCT